ACATGAGAACTATTAAAGATATAAAGAAGGGTGAAGAACTATTTTTAAAGTATACTTTTTATAATGTCTAAAGCATCGCAATTCATACTTGAGTTCCTTCTAAGTGAGGACATTACTAGCAAACTTAGATCTAAAGCAGAGAGTGAAGGAATAGATATGTTAGATCTTAAGAGAACTAGGAAGAGTGTGATAAATTATTTGGAGGAAATGTCATGATATATACTGAGGATTATGATGGTCCTTATTTAAAGAAGTTTGCTATACCATTCTATCATACTAAGATAGAGGGATGGGATGCTAAAAAGATAAAGTTAGATGAAATATATGATGTCAATAAACATCATATGGTTGAATCTGATCAGGTTACTGATTACGATACTAATAGACAATATCATTTTTTACTTGAAGGAATTCTTATGGATGATCTCATAAGAGTTAAGAAGGGTTTTGGTATAGAGAAACAAATTAGGATAAATTCTGCATGGTTCCAGCAATATAATAAATCACATAACCATTCAGTGCATAATCATGGATTTGGTGGATTTAGTTCAGTATTATATCTTAAATTTGATCCAGAACATCATAGAGCAACTACGTTTGTTGCTCCTTTTTTAAATAACTTTGATGGTAATGTATTTGAGTATGAACCATCAGGTATTGAAGAAGGAGATCTAATAGTATTCCCAACATCTTTAGCACATTATGTACCAGTCAATAGATCTGATGTTGAGAGAAGAATATTATCAATGAACATGAACTAATGATTAAAGTACCACATGAGTTCCAGTTACATGTAACCCATTCTTGTAATTTAACTTGTGAGGGTTGTACACATTATATGAATCAGGGTCATAGTGGAAGTATAACACTAGAAGATGCTGATGAGTGGATGAGTAATTGGAATAGAAGAGTTGTACCTAAAAGATTTACCCTAATGGGTGGTGAACCTTCACTTCATCCACAGTTAGGGGATTTTGTGTTGCTTGCTAAGGAGAAGTTTAAACATTCAGATATTGAGATTGTTAGTAATGGATTCTTTTTACACAATCATCCAGATTTGTGGGAGATATTAGTAGATACTGGAACAGTATTGGGTGTATCTGTTCATAGTCAAACTGATGCTGTATATGTGGAGAAGTTTAAACCTGTATATGATTTGATGAAGGAGTGGATTAAGAAGGGTGCAAGGGTAGAATTAAGACCATCTATTGTTAATTGGCAGAGACAGTATAAAGGATATGGGGATAACATGGAACCATATGAGGATGGTGATCCAGTATCTAGTTGGTCGAACTGTGTATCTAAATTATGTGTTCAATTATATAAAGGTAAACTATGGAAATGTCCTGGATTAGCATACTTACCTTTACATGCAGAGAAGTATGATTTATCTGATAAGTGGAATCTATATTTAACCTATAGAGCACTAGATAAATATTCTACGAAAGCAGAGATTAAGAAGTTTTTTTATCGTAAGGCAGAGATATATTGTAGTATGTGTCCTGCTAAGGTAGAATCTTTTAAACCAGAAGATCCACTCCTACCTGTATCATATTGGAAAAGAAAATATGAAAATTGACTGGCAACCACCAATACATGATGATCCTAGAATTGTAGAACATTTTGATTTTTGTGGTAATAAGATTTATAGAGCATATAATTTATTGAGTCCATATGTTAGGAATCAATTGATAGAGGAGATTGAGGATGAATTAGAGCAGCATGAGGATAAATGGGATAGGTGTACTGAAGTTACTAATCACTTGGTTAACAGGAAGTTATGGCATATGCAATCTTGGAGATTATTCTTCAAATTAATTAAAAAACATTTGTATGATTATTCTAATCTAGTTGGTGATGATAGTCTGAAGAAACTTCAAGTTGCTTCATGTTGGGCAAAAAGAATGAAGGGTGTAACTCAGAAATTATATGATAATCAATTATACATAAACTATGGTAATACACATAAGCATGAGTATTTTAATCTTGGGATGATATATTATCTCAGGAATCCATCTAGAATCTATGGTACACTTATAGAGAATGATGATCGTGAGATAATTATTCCAGGTGATGAGAATTCATTGTTGATACATCACTCAGATATTAATCATCAACCAGTTAATCCAGAACCATTGGTTGCTAAGAATTATTATAGGTGTGTTATAGTCATTGACTTTATAGATCCACTTAAGTTAGAATACTTCAAGAAGAGAAATGCCGAGTAGTTTTGAACGCATAATGCATATGACTGTCCTTAATAAGATTAAGGGTAAGGATATATCCAGTTTATCTGGTGATGAACTTGACTGGTTAAAGAGTAGACCAGATATTATGGATGTTGTTACTGAAGCAGCAAAGCACAATAGACGAAGGGATGATTTCTATTATAATGATGTTATCTCTGGTACTATAGAAGAGATTTTAATTGATCTAGATTTACAATCAGATGTATAAGAAATTAAACGAGGAATGGGAAATAAATCATCTTATCAAAACTGGTAAGAAGATAGAGTATGGTATTGATACACCAATAGGATTTGCTGGAATTAGATATTCATATGTTCAGACAAAACAAGAGAATGAATTACTTCAAGTAATACCATCAAGATATAGAGATAAATGTACTCTATCATTAATGGAAGTTAATCATAAGATACCTGCACATACTGATAGTGGTATTGAAGCAATAATTAATTTTTATATTAGAACTGATAGGATGCGTACTCAGTTCTATCATCCAAGAGAAGATGTTGAGACTGTTCAGATTGCTAATCAAACTGATGGTGCAATATTCCATGATAAGTATCTTAAGAAGTCTGATAGATTCATGGCACATCCAGGAGAAGCATATCTTTTGAATGTATCACATCCACATGCATTGATACCATCACAAAAAGGTCCAATAAAGAGATTAGCAATTTGTATGCAGTTACTTGATACAAGTTGGAATGAAGCAGTAGATATGTTGAAAGAGACGGGGTACATTGATGATTGAGATAATTGATGATTATCTACCAGAACATGAGCATCGTCAGATCCATGATTATTTTATGGGGTCAATGGATGATGGTACTCTCAATAATTCTTGTGCTTGGGTTTATATACCATTTACATCAACTGATTGGACTGCTAATGGTGAGAGATTCCACTTTGCTCAATTAATATATGCTCAACATCAAATAATAAGTCCAGCATTTAATCTAATGACTCCCATCATTAAACGTGAGAACATGACTGCTATTGCTAGGATCAAAGCAAATTGTGTCATGAAGACTAGTGAGTTGGATGTTTATGATGATGAATTTCATACAGATTTTACAGGTACTTTAACTACAGGAATCTATTATATAAATTCAAATGATGGTTATACATTATTTGAAGATGGTACTAAATGTGAGAGTGTGGCAAATAGATTTTGTAGATTCCCATGTGAGACAAAACATACAGCAACTACATGTACTAATACAAATCGTAGGTTACTGATCAACTTTAATTATCATGCATGATATTAAGCAGTTAGAGTTACACGTTACCCATGCATGTAATTTTACTTGTGAGGGATGTTCGCATTATTCTAATCATGGTCATTTTGGTAATATATCATTAGATGATATAGAGGATTGGTTATATGCTTGGAGTGAGAGGATAAGACCAAAGACATTAACTATACTGGGTGGAGAACCAACATTAAATAAGGATTTGCCTGAGATTGTTTATATGGTTAGGGCAATATACCCTGATCCTTTTACTCATATAGATGTTATATCCAATACAACTGGATTACATTTACATCCTACATTACCACAGATGCTTCTAGCAGCAGGTGCTACTCTAGCAGTATCAATCCATAGCAAAGAGCATCCAAATTATATCAAGAAGTTTAAGAGTGGGTATCAACTTGCTAAACAATGGAAGAATGATCTTGGTGTGACTGTGGAGTTTTGGGATACTAATAAAGAGTGGGTTAGACAATACAAAGGATTTGGTGATACAATGATGCCATTCGAGGATAATAATCCTAGGAAGAGTTGGGAGGTTTGTATCTCAAAGTATGCGATGCAGTTGCATGAGGGTAAACTATGGAAGTGTCCAGCATTAGCGTATTTACCCATGCAAGCAAAGAAGTATAATTTATCAGAGAAGTGGGAACCATACTTAAAGTATAAACCATTGGATGTGGATTGTACTGATGATGAATTGGAAGAGTTTTTAAATAGAGAGGATGAACCCACTTGTTCAATGTGTCCAATGAATCGTGATGTATATACCAAACCTGATCCAACATTACCTGTAAGTCATTATGAGAAACTATACGGAAGAGTATAATCTCTTTAAACTTAATCACCCATTTATAAATCTGTTCAGTATTAGTAATAGACCTGAGACTAAGGATTGGTATGATCAGGATACTAAAGAACGTGCTAAGAAGAATTATACTCCTGAGTGGAAGTATGCTACTAAACGTGTAGAGTATCATGTTAACTCGGATGGGTATCGAACAAAAGAATGGTCTAAGATTCACTGGAAGAAGTCTATAGTTGTAATGGGTTGTTCTTATGTGTATGGTGTTGGTGTTGCTGAAGATGAAACTATATCACATCAATTAGAGGATATAATAGATCATCCTGTAATTAACATGGGTGTACCTGGATCTTCACCAACATTTACAATACACAATCTCTCATGTTTACTATCACGATATAGTCCCAAGGGTGTAGTCATAGGATGGCCTGGATCTGGTAGAGCACCATATTATTCTGATGAGGTAATTCATTGTGGTAATTGGGCAAAGGATATTGCAGGTATGGGATTAGCATGGAGATATAATAAGAGTCATGGTGAGATAACTTCTCATCTATGCAGACAGATTGCTCAACAGTTATGTCATAATACATCATATGCTGACTTTACTCTCTTTAGGGATAACCAGATAGGTGCTGAGTACATACCGCAAGTGGATCATGGTAGAGACATGGCACATGCTGGAAGTGAGACTTACCACAATGTAGCAGATTATGTTGCTGGACAGTTGATATTATGATATAATCTATATTAGTAGAAAACAATCTATGGCAAAACGAACCTTCACGCAAGAGAAGAAGAACCCTAAGCATACAAATGTATGGGAATGGGAAGAGACTCCAGAAGTTCTCAAAGCACTAGAAAATCTTCATAAGAACACACCTAAATCTGACGATGGATAAAGTACCTCTAAATATGGAAGAACTTACGGATGCTGCGGATGAATTCTTCCCTGCATTTGATTTTGTTATGACCAGATTACCAGAGGGAACATCTGTTAAGGATATACTTCATGTAATGGATGTCGTTTCTGACATTGGTTATAGGAATCGTGATCGTAAATCTAAAATAGTAGGATTTGTACATTGTGAAGATACCTTGGAATAGGTTTGATACCTATGATTTTTGGAAGGCAGTCTTCCACAACATTACCAAAAGAAAAAATGAGATTCTTTTTAGACACAGCAAACATAGAAGAGATTGAGTCACGTTATGATACAGGACTTATTGATGGGGTAACAACAAACCCTACCTTAATACTTAAGTCAGGTCGTACTCAACAAGAAGTAATCAGAGAGATTGCAGAACGCTATCCTCAGATGGAGAGTATATCTGCTGAAGTAGTTGCTGATACTGCTGATGATATGATAGCACAGGCAGAGACATACTATCCTATCTCACCTGCTGTTACTATTAAAGTACCATGCACAGTTGAAGGACTTAAAGCATGTAAGAGGTTGAGTGATAATGGTATCCCAACTAATGTAACATTGGTATTCTCTGTTGCTCAAGCATGTTTAGCAATGAAGGCAGGTGCTACATACCTATCACCATTTGTAGGTAGACTTAACGACAATAGTTTTAGTGGTGTAGAACTAATTAAAGCAATTTGTGGAGTTAAGAAGGAACATAAGATGCCTACTAAAATCTTAGCAGCATCTATTAGAGAAGCACATCAAGCATCACGTTGCTTGTTATATGGTGCTCAGGTATTAACACTACCACCAAAGACATTCGATAATATGTACAAGAGTGTACTGACTAGAGAAGGTCTTGATCTATTCAATCGTGACTATGCGGAGGCAAGTTTAAATGCTGGAAATTAATACTACCAAGAACAAAGAACTTGGATTATGGGAGATAACTGCTACTCTTGATCTTCCACCTATAACTGTAACTAGGTTAAAGAAGGATAAGAATGACATTCAATATGAATTGCGTAATGCATTTAGTGAAGTCATTCAAGAGATTGTAGAGAAGCACTGTGATGAGGAAATGTAATGCCTAAAGAAAAAGTACATGTTCCTATAGTGGAACCCAAGTCTACATCATATCTTGAGATTGTTGAACTTGGTAGAACTGTAACTCCACAACCAGTATTTAAAAAGGATACTGTACGTGTTAGAGTGAAGAAGATCTGTAAAGGTAATCCAACAGAAACCTTTGAGACTGAAGAGCATTGGGAATATGATGTTCCTTGGCCAGTAGAAGAGGTTAAGGTTGAAGAAGTAGTTGCAGAGAAGCAACCAGAGAAGAAAACCCTATTACAAAAACTTACCAATGGCTAAGATCTACGAATCCCCTGATGGTGGCAAGACTGTCTACGTCAGGGATACTGATACTCCAGACAAAGAGAGAGAACTCTTATTTGATTACACATTGATGAACGCTGAGATGCAAGCACAGTCACCATATAATGATGGGTGGACTCAAGAGATGTATCGTGAGTATGCATTAGAACGTAGAAAGGAATTGCAAATGCCTCAAGTTGAAGAGGAACTTTGGCCTCCATATATTAAAATGAATTTGACTGAAGAAGCAATGGAGAGGTATGGTAGTTGGAAGGCAATGCAAGATGATGGTTGGGAATTGACTGAGGATGGGTTCTGGATAAATGACGGATCTACAAAGGTGCTAAATAAAGAATAAAGGAATAACATTATACAATGTCGGCAATTCTTACAGCGACAGGTGTCACTTTTGGTGATTCTACCTCGTTAAATTCAAAATATGCTGTGGTAGAGCAGGGTGCTGCTATGGTATTCTTTCAAGCAGCAGCTCCGACTGGATGGGTTAAAGAGAACGCACATAACGATAAAGCATTACGACTTGTTAATGGTACTGGTGGTGGATTTGGTTTTGGTGGTACGTCAGGTGCAGGAGGTCTAACCTTCTCACAAGTATTCCCAAATAGTACATCTTCACTGGCAGTACCTTTTAGTGCTACTACAACTGTAACAGGTAATGTGGGTGGTACTACTTTGGCAATATCTCAGATACCAGATCACACTCACAACTCACTAACTGGTGGTGCTGCTTCTGCTTCAGGTGGTGGTGCTAACTTCAGGGTTACAGGTAGTGCTCCTACTGGTAATGTTGTGTCTCCTAGTGGTACAATAGGACAACCACATGATCACCCTTTTAGTGGTCAAGCAACATTTACTGCTAGTGGAGCAGGGCAGATTGATTTAAGACTTCAGTATGTTGATGTACTAATATGCACATTTAGTTGATATGGCAAGATTAACTGCGAATGGGATACAATTTGATTTAGCAGATGCTAATAACTCCATTAATTCATATTATTGGATGTATCCTGCTGGTACGCAGAAATTGTTTTGGGAAGCATCTGCACCACCAGGATGGACTCAGATAACTGATACATCCGTTAATAATAAAGCACTTAGAGTAGTGACTGGAACTGGTGGTGGAGCAACCGCAGGTACTTTTAATTTTACAACAGTTCTATCTGCTGCTGCGAACATAACAATTACAGTAAACAATACAGAGAATATTGTACCACCTCCAGGTATACCAAAGGTGGTTGGTGACCATACCTTAACAGTAGCAGAGTTACCAGAACATCAACATATTCATACTTTGGGACCTACTGGAGGTTCATCTGCTACACCATTTAGTAATACTGGTGCTAGAGTTATTGATGGATCAACTAACACTAGTGGAGTATTAGAAGGAGCAGGTGGAGGTCCACATGATCATCCCTTTAGTGGTGATTGCACTATTCAAGGTACATATCAAGCATCTTCTAACTTGGCAGTTCAATACCTCGATGTTATAATGTGTAAATTGGATTAGTGTGTCTAAATAACTTGACATAGATTTAGTATGGCAAAATTAGAACCAGAAGATTTTTGTCCATTGATACAAGACAAGTGTAAAAAACTTGGTTGTTCATGGTACACACAAATTAGAGGTGCAAATCCACAAACAGGTGAAGCAGTGGATGAGTGGGGATGTGCTGTAACATGGTTACCTATGTTATTAATAGAGAATTCCCAGCAATCTAGAGGTACTGGTGCTGCTGTTGAGTCATTTAGGAATGAAATGGTGAAGGCAAATGAAACTAACATTAATGTGTTATCTGCTGCTGCACAGATGATGCAAGAAAGAAAGATCATCAATGCTACTGAGGTAGAAGCAAAGGATGATGACAATGACCATACTCATAAACTTGGAGGTTCAAAATGAAACAATTTACATTAATTGAACAGGATCGTTATATTAAGATTGATGGAACTGGTATATTCTTTACTCCAGAGGATTGGCCCTTTGCAGATATTGAGCATCTATGGGCAATACAATGGAAGGATGATGGAACTCCTGATGGTGAGGGTTGGGTAGAGTATGATAGTGCTATTCCAAATACTCCTATTGCAAAGTGTCAAATTGAGAAGTATGTTGATCATCATACAACAGAATTAAATAAGCAGATAGACGAACAGAAGAGAAAGGAAGAAGAAGAGAAGAAGAAGTCAGTGTCTTGGGAAGAAGCAATGGCAGAGCTAGAGCTTCAGATGGATAGCATGCAAAAGAATCATGATGAGTATGTCAAAGACATGAAGGATGATCATGACATGCAGATGCAGAGATTATATCAAACAACTGAGATGCATGAGAAGGAACATCAACAACAGATGGAATTCTTGATGAAGGATCATGAATTACAAATTGAACGTATTCAAATACAAACAGCAGATGAACAGAGACAGATCTTTGATAATCAAGATGTTGTTGAAGATGTAGCAAAAGAGAGTAAGGATCTATTTGAGAATGAGGTAACACCAGATGTTACTCTGTTTGATGGTGAGGTAGATGAATCTTTATTTGATGATGTCATAGATGATAAGTATTTTGAGAATGTGGTGGAGGTATCTCCTGATGAGGAATCAAAACCATTGAGTCCTAAAGAACTCTTAACAAATGAAACCAGACCAGATACATTTTTTAAGAATTTTGATCTTAGCACACTTGATGATGAATTTGATTTAGATGTACTATTTGATGATGAGAGTGATGTTGAGAGTGAGATTGATGGTATTATTGCTAATGATGATAAAGCACAAGTAACAGACAATCAAGAGGAGCAAAAAACTTGACCGATTACGAAATTAAAGAAGGTAAGGACGACGCACAGAGGAAGGATTATAGAAAAACTGCTAAACGTATTATAAAAGTTGCAAAGAAACACCCAGAGTGGTATACTAAGGAGGATGTTCAGTACGCAAAACTAATTAAACGAGCAAACAAGAAACAACCGAAAGAAAAAAAATGACTGTTATAGGATTTGCCCTCTTTGGACTTGCTTCATTCGCATTAGCGGGTGCAGCATTTGCTCTGATGTGGAAGAATCTAGCAGACATTAATAAACCCATTAAGGTCTATGTTAATGATGAGGATCTTAAAAAACCTAATCCTTTAGGTAATAATAAGCATCCTGAGATAGCAGAGATTGATGGTGACGATGAGTTATTGGTTGTTAACTTCCCCAAACCTGAACGTGATCCACTTAATACATCATTAAAACAACGAATTGAGCAATTAAATGAGTTGAATTGGGATGATGATGAGGATGACGAAGATGATGATGGGGATGTACCTGCCGTAGTGCGGAGATGATTATGGATTCATTTACAATTGAATTAAAGGTGGGAGATAAGATTGACGTTGGTAAATTTAGGAACGTCAGAACCACCATAACAGATATAAGTTTGGATGATCATGGGCAACCAGTAGTCCACACAGATAAGGGTGAACGTAAAGCATTGGCGTTCAGACTTAGGAAGTTAGATGTATAATATACTTCAACCATTTGGTCCCATGATTTATCATGGGCAATGTTCAGAAGAGTTTTTAAAGTTCCTTCGTGAGTCATTAGATCCCACAAGGACAGAAGCAGAGAGTATGGCACATATTCTTGCAGGTAATATTGGAGATCAGTTTAAATTGGTTGCTGAACCAGCAACATTTGTGGAGCATGTATATCCACATATTTTGGCATATGTTGGAGCAGTTCATGAGAGACATAATGAGTATGTACTTGATCCTAGTCAGACAGGAGATGAACAACAGGTAAAGAGTGTTAAGTTTGACTTCCCTGTAGCACCTTGGATTAACTATCAAAAGAAGAATGAATTTAATCCATTGCATATGCATGGTGGTGAGTTGAGTGCTGTTATAATGGTTGATATACCACAAGAGATTGAGGATTACTATTATAAATCACAAGGTACTACCAATATGCCAGCAGCAGGTCTATTAGAATTTGTTGATGGTAAAGGTGGGTACATGTATTCAGGGTCACATAAGATAGTACCTAAAACAGGTGACTTCTTTATATTCCCTGCTGATTTAAAACATGGAGTATATCCATTTAATGTGGATGTTGAACGAGTTAGTTTATCCTTTAACATTTTTAAGGTAGAGATCAATGCTTAATGAGAAATTGACAGAGAACAATTATATGATTGTTCCTAACTTTATATCTGGTGAGAGAGCATCTGCATTAGCAGAGGACTTTAATGAGTATGCTATTACCCATGATATAAAGAATGATCCACAAGTAGATAAGTGTCTTGGTAAGTATGATTATATCTCGTTCGTAGAGTTATTGTGTGAGAAGAATGTGCAGGTATCTCAACTGGTTGGTGAGACTGTACTACCAACATATACTTACGCAAGGATATATGAGAAGGGAGCAGTTCTAACTCCACATGTTGATAAGGAAGAGTGTGAGATATCAATAACAGTTAATCTTGAGTGTGATACTCCTTGGTCAATATGGATACAGACACCTAAAGGTGAGAAGAGAGAGGTGAAGTTAAATCCTGGTGATGCTATGATATATTTTGGTATGACTGCACCACATTGGAGAGAGGAGTTTAAAGGTAATGCTTGTACTCAAGTCTTTATGCATTATGTTAGAAGCAGAGGACAGTATGCCACATTTTATTTTAATAAGGATCGTAAAGTCATGACAGATAGTATGCGACCAGTACATAAAGCACCATTATATGCTGAACCAACAAATGTTATAATCTCAGAGGACTTTAATAAACCAAGGAGTAAAAGTCTCGACGAGTATGTGAAGGTGTATGATAATATATTATCTGATGAAGAATGTGATAAGATATTAGCAGAGTATGGTGACTGTAGTGACTGGTATAATGCTATGGTTGGTGATGGTGATACTAAGAATAATGTTAGGAACTGTGAGATAGTACATATATCAACAACTGATATAATTAATAAGAATTTTGATAGAAGGAAGGAGATTGATAACATAGTTTTTAATAAAGCAGGAATAGCAGCACAGAAATATATTGAAGAGTTCCCTATGTGTACTATTAGTACTGACAGTGGGTATGATCTCTTGAGATATAATCAAGGTGGATTCTATACTATACACACAGATAACTATAGTAAGAGTCCAAGGACAGTCTCTATGTCATTGATGTTGAGTGATGACTATGAGGGTGGTGAGTTTGCATTTTTTGAGAGAGATATGATAATTAAACCTTCTAAAGGATCTGCTGTGGTCTTCCCTGCTAACTTCATGTATCCACATGAGATCATGCCAATTCTCTCTGGAACTAGATATAGTATCATAACTTGGTTCACATAATATAAAGGAATCGTTAAGAGTTGACGAATTTGTATATATACAGTACAATATGTCTTTAAACCAACATATTTGTATCGAATGGCACTTTCTGAACAGGTAACCGATTCTCTTGAGGATGCTGAGTCTAACCTCCGTAATGCTTTAGCATTTGCTGCTCGTAATGAGCGACCTATGATTTGTAGAGAAATAGCTAAGATGATCTCTCAGATTGAAACGATACAACATGCTGATGGTATACTAGACACACTAGAGAATCGTGACCACGGATCAAGTGGTTCATTTGGTTCTCACTTCAACCCAACCGACGATTAAGGAGTAGACTAATGATCCCATTAGACCAGACATACGAATCTTATCTTAGAGGAGATAAGAAATTCCGCATTGATGGAATAGAAGAACGAGTAAGAGGATATGGATGGCATTGTGATGGTAGTGAACTTAAGGGTCATTATGTTACCACAGATAATTACAAACTCTTTTATGATATGCAAGGTGGATTTGTAAGGAAGGAAGAGATCAGTCACTTAGTAACTATATAATATAGCATTTGGTAACGTGAATGGACGATGATCTACTTCGGTTGTATGAAGATGGGATTAAGACGTTAGGAGATATTAAAGAGGATTATGCTGCTCGGTTGGCAGCAAGGAAGTACAGACCAGAGGAAGTTCTATTAAAGACAGGACTCCTCTGTCTTAAATTAACAGAACAGTATTTTGGAGAGCAGAAGTATATTGCTGATAAAGAGAGTGATGATAAGAAGAGGAAGTTTAAGAAGAGAGAATTAGAGAACAACTATAACATAGGATCATTTATTATTGATGACAATAATAGAAAATATTATAGGGTCTTGCAGTTGACTGATGATGACGACTGTAAGACTCATTGTTTTGTGGGTATGGTTGATGGTGTGGTATATAAACCACGATCACAAACAGCAGCAAATAAGAAGATTACATGGGATCTCAATCAGTGTTTGCGAACTGCTGATTGGAGAGGATTCTACCTCAATCCTGATCCAGAAGAGAATATGCCACTCTAGTAACCTACACACTCTGTATGTACTAGGATTGAATCTGCGTGTATAATAAGAAGGTACTCAAGAGAAAACCTTTATGACTTTGACACCAGTTAAATTCGGTTCTCCATCTTACGACAAGTATGAAGATGTGAAGAACAAAACCATTCAAGAGAGAGTTCTTGAGTGGACTACTAAATTAACACAAGCACTTGAAGAGGATTACAAAACATACACAATTAGAGGTTGTCATGCACACCCTAGTGAGTATGGTTACAAAAGACTCAAAAGAATTGAAGAAGGAACTGAAAAGTTAATGAAGTTCCGAATCATATCTGGTCGCAAGTACCACAAGATCGTTGCAGTTGAATGGGATGATCGTGAGCAAGAGTACAGAGATGGATCAGTTAATGCTTTTGTTGACAAGAATACTGGTGAAGTTTATAAACCAGCATCTTGGAGAGCACCTCACACTAAGCATGTTAGGTATGACTTACGTATCATTCAAGAGCGTGAAGCATGCTATAACAGAGCATCGTGGGCAGGTGGATACCTTTACATGAGATAACCATGCCACTATTACTAATCATTCTCGCATCATCATCAATTGGTGTTGCCATTGCACTTTACATCCTTCGCAAATACGATCCCCATGCCTAAGAAACTCTTCAAACCACAAACATTCAACTGTCCTCTCACTGAGGGTCAGATCAGTACTATTCTTTATGTCCTTGAAGGATACAGTCAAGGTAATGATGATGA